TTAATGCAGGCATTACAGTATTATTAATATATTGTTTTACCAGTAGTATTTCTTCTTGAGATAATGATGAATCATCTCCTTGTACTGGATGTGTAAGATCTGTTAAACTGGGGGTATATTCAATAGCCATTTATATCGTTCCTATTTTAGCTTTGACAATATCAAGCCTATTATCCATTACTCTTTGCTCGAAAGCTTTAAATTCAGAATCTTTACCTATTATCCTAAATATCTCAGCAGCAGCATGTTCCCAAATAGCGTAGTCAAATTCATCTGCTAACCAATCAGTAAATCCTGAAGTAGGATTACCATACTTTGTTACATCAGACATATCAGGAGTCCAATAATAACAAATAGCTACTTGACTTACTGTTCTTGGGGCTACTATATTAATTGTCTGTCCAACTTTAGTGTAATAAGTAAGAGCCTCTAAATTATAGTTATCAAATATATTGTCAACAGCTTTTTCTTCAAAATTTAATTCCCCATAATAACCATTGAATGTATATAACGAGGCATTAATAGTTGATAGTACTTCTCTAATATATTTAATCTTTCTTATGGTAGGATAAAGATTTAATCCTGAAGATGTAGTAGACACAGCGTAGCGATAATTATCAGGATTACTAGCAGTCAACGATACAGGCCCAGCAATCATAAGATCATCTGGATATTCAAAAGCTGCATGTTCTTTCTTAATAGCCCTAATAATAGCTTGTTGGGTTTCGTTTACTAAATCCTTACGCTTAGTTACATTGTAAACAGAAGTAACTAAATCGCTAAACTGTGCCATAACTGATTATCCTTCTTTAGTTTCTACTTTAGATAAGTTAGCAGCTATAGCTTTTTGTGCAGCAGCAAGAGCTGCTTTTGCTTCAGTTGCTTTATTAGCCTGAGCTTGCAAATCTAATGTTGGCGTATCAACTAATTTATTAATAACATCAACAGTACCCCCCATAGGTTTACCCATATTAGGAGCGCCCATAACATCTGTAATTACCAAACTATCATTTTGATGACCAAAATGTTTAGCGGAGTTTACAGGATTATGCCTTAGGTTTTCAGGATTATATACTTCTTTAGTAGCCCCAGAATGGTTAGTTTGAGTTACCCATGTTTCGATTACTAACTTTGCATGTTCATCATCAGTAACGCAAGTACCATTAGTAAAGATTATGCAGCCACCTTTACCGTTAGGTATACTAAAATTGGCATTATTGCCAAGATTATAATAATGAGCTACTTTTTCAACATCATTAAGCTTTTCAATAGTATCAGATTTATTTAGTTCTATTACTTCATTAGTCATATATTATTACTCCAAAAAGAAAGCACTTCCTTGTGCTGGATATTATTAAGATGTATTAAGTGTAGAAATACCAGGATGATGTAGCAGAACTATAGATCATCTTAGTAGCAGTATTAATTGTAGCTGACGATGGAGCATTAACTAGCGTTGACCCATCTAAGGCTGTAACAGTCAAGGATGTAATAGCTTTAGTCCAGATAATAAATACTTCTTGGCCGTTATAAGGGCTAGTGGGAGGATTAATAGTTAATGCTGCTAATGTCCCCGCCGGTGCTATTAATACCCTATCAGCACTAGACCCTAAAGCTATTGTGTTAGTAGTTACAGGAACTAATGTAGGCATATCTCCATGAATACGGCCAATGGAATATATCTTAGCACCATCATCAAAGAATAAGCCGTTATTACCATCATGGCACATACCGCGGCCATTAGGTATTGTTGTCCCTACAACTACTAAAGGTAAGTCAATTAGACTTGCATTTGCCATTGTAGTATCCTAGGAAACTGGAACCTGAGCGGGCCCAATAGCGGTTTGAATATTAGTCAGTACGCCACAACCAGATGGATTTTTGCAAAGTATAGTTACTTCAGTAAGTAGTGAACCACCTTGAGCATCAATAGCTTGGTCAATAGCAATGCCATTCTGATTATATTCTTCAGCTTTAGTTTTACGTCCAGTAAGATAAGCTACGCTAATAGCAGGCAAGTCAATAGCAATAGCCAACATCTGCCAAGCTGGGTTAGTATTAAGTAATGGATGCTCAATAATCATTAAGTCACCACGAGTAAGCTTAGCAGAAGTATAGCGGAGACCCCACTCAGTAGCACGCTCAACGAAATAAGTTACATTAGCACGGAAAAGTCTATTTAATACTGTATGCGATGCTCTGCCTACAAATAGGATACGCTCCATACCTGATTGTGGGTCATAGGCCATATCAAAGATATTATTAGCCCAGTTTTCAAAATCATTCATATTTAGACATCCAGCAGTACCTACAGAAGTACTAACATTAGCATTAATGCTAGATGCTGTCTGTATATTCTGGCTGCCAGAACCAGCGCCAGGAAGGAATAAACCAGCTGCTTGAGGAGAACTAGCACCTGCGTCAGTAATTTGAGCAATAACACCATTCATAGTACGAGATGCATAGTTAGTACCCAATACACCTACTACATTAGAGCGTTGACCAAATAAGAAAGATTTCTCAATGTCCATAGCATGGTACTGAGAGCATTCTTTACGTGACTTACCAATGTTAGTATCGCCAATAAGGTTCTGAATAGCAGCTACAGTGCCGGAGATAGACCAAGCATTACGGAAGATTTGTGTATAGTTAATAACACGAATTTCTTGGGTAAGGAATGAATTAGGTCTAGTAGAAGCATCAGCAAAAGCATTTCCAATGTGAACGAAAAGACCTCCATTAGCAATACCACTTGAAGGAAGAGTAGCCCCGGTGTAGCCAATACCACGAGTAACAGTAATAGAAGTACCTCCATTACCAGTAGATGATGTTACTAACACAATCTCACCAGTCATAGCAGTATCAACTGCTGATAAGGTGTTACCAGTGCCAGTATTAACAGTACCTACCCAACGATATAGACCATTAACCAACGCTTGAGCAGCATTACTAACAGTAAATGTAGATGATGAATAAGGTACTGCGCTACCAGCTACTGCAGCTGTTATTTGGAATGTAGGAAATACCATTACTTTAGAGAAGAACCCATGCTCAATCTGAACAGCAGTTTCTTCTTTTAGCTTAGCAGTTAGACCGAAAAGAGTCGAGTCACCTTTAGGCAGCAAATACTGCACCATAGTAGGAAACGATTTCTTTACAATCTCAGTATTAATTAATGGGGATATTGATGGGGAAGTAGCTGAATTAGGAAAACCACTAATATCATATGCACCTGCACCACTATTAGACCCAACAACTATATTTGGGCCGTACGGACCGTAATTTGCCATTATTATTGCTCCTTAGTAAGGATTAAAGAAAAGAAAATTTATTTATCTGAAGTCCAGTAAGCAGTCCAATCAGTTCCGCCAGTATCAATTCTTGTATTATGATTATTAATATTAAAAGGTTGATTACCGGTATTAGGATTAAGATCACTTCCTAACCGTTTAAAATAAGTATCTACTGCATTAGCTAAATCTGCATGAGTAGCATTAGGGTACTTTTGCAGAACTTGTCTTTGTACAGTATCTACTATAGGTGCATACATTGGATTACTGTATATAGGATTCTGTTTAATAGTATCCTGTAACCCTAATTTTTTTACTTCTGCTTGAACTAAGCTAGCAATGTTTTGATCAGCATTAGTAACAGTGCCTTGAACTAACTTGGCAGTACTTTGTGCTGATGTTAATACTGCTTGTCGTACAGCATGATTTATTAATTGAGGTAAAGCTGCTATTGCTTGATCACCGCCTGCTGCTATATGTTGAAATAACTCTGGATTAACGCCTTTAGTAAAATCAACAGTAGCAAAGTGTTGATCTAATTTATTCATGTCCAGATTAAAATTAATACCACTACCAAGAGCAGGATTACTAGATTCAATAGGATTACCGTCTTTATCTAATACAGGTTCCCATAGTTTGGCTAAGTCATCTTGAGGTTGGGCTGGTGCTGCACTAGGATTATTAGTTCCTGGAAGATTAAGATTATTAAGTACATTATCTAAACCAGTGGCAGGTATAGTTTGCCCTGGCTGAGGTTGTTGTTGCTGTAAACCATTACCTGGTAAAGCAGCCGGTGTTAAAGGAGCAGTATTAGTATCACGACCGCCAAATAAGTTATCGAACATTCCCATTGTTATTCTCCTGAAGAATTTTGTTGATTATTAATATCATTTACTACTGTAAAATGAGTATTAATTAAAGTTTCATATACAGCTATTTGAGCTTGTAATGCTACTTGCTCTAATATTACTGGCATTGGGTCAGATGCATTATGCCTAATAGATGTACACATTCTAGTTAGTCTTACTATTTCATTTCTATAGGTTGCTATTTGTTCGACATTTAATATCGCTCCTTTTAAAATCTCATCTTCGGTTAAAGAATATTCAGTTAAGTTTGAATCTATCGGTTTCATGTTAAATCCTTAGTTAGGTAATAAGCAAAATAGCAGATAACTATGAATACTAATATATCATCTAAAGATATAACTATTGAACCCCTGTGTTTTCAGGTGCGGTTGCTCCAGTTTGTTTATTTTGTGCTTCTAATATTTTAGCTATCAGCGTTTGCCCTTCTTCTTTATCTTCTTTAGTATTACCGCTAATAGGTTTCATATCAGGCCCTAAGTTATAATCTGCTGGTTTAGGTTGTGGGGGTAGCTGTTCCTGCTTAATTTCAGGATTCTGTTTCATTACTTGCATAACTGTTTGTTGCCAGCTACTAACTGCTTGTTCATAAGCTATCTGCTCTGGAGGTTTCTTAAATTCATCAATATCAGCTCCCTTGATTTCCATTAGATAAGAGAAGGTTTCACCAATATTATATTCACTGCCTATTTGAGCATTACTGCCAAGTACTTGCATAGCTACTTGCCAAGCTTCCATATCCATTTCTTTACTAGCTGGGCTTTCACCATCTGTTAGATTGAAGTCAAATACTGCATTACGAAGTATAATAGGGTCAACTTTAACAGTTTTCTTAGATGACTCATGATAAATAGAATCAGCTCCTTGATACTGGAGTATATTAAAAGCTACTATCTGTTTGATAGGGGCAAATACTTGGTCTTCAAGAGTAATAGCTTGTGTTCGTGATTTACTGTCAGCATTGTCCATAATAGTGTTAAATTCTTGACCAGTCTTATTTCCTTTAACAAACTGTCCTCTTTGAGCATTGTTCATACCGGTAACTTGATTGGCCATACCTGCTAAAGTCTGCATTGTTTGCATTCTAATACCGGCCATATTATCATTAAATGGTATAGGATAAATCATCTCATTAATAGGAACCCCCATATAACCGGCTGGCTTAATAGGAATTCTAGCGGTAGGGTTAGGGGATTCAATAGCTTTCTTTTCAAGATAATTTGGATTATATATAATCCTATCAGATATACTTCTTCTTAATGCCGCTATTTCAGCATTCATTATTGTACTTGATACTTGCTGATAAGGCTTTACATTATCAAGGTGTGATTTAGTTTGATATTTAATACCGTCATCATTAGGGCATCCAAATACAATTGGTATCAGATCATGTGCATTAGTTTGACGTTCTGCATAGATTAATACATTGAAGTTAATAAAAACAAATTTCCATATTTGTGGAACATATTTATCTGGAGCATCTATATAGAAATCATGAGGCATAATACGAGCATACAAAGTAGTCTTTAGGTATTGGCCTTTGTATGCAGTTCCATCACTTTGAGGAGCAAATCCCATAAATGAGAACCAATCCATACCTTGGGTTAGCGTGGATAATGTAGCTAATGCATTAGGATTTATTTGTGGTATCCAAAACTCTGATAACATAGTAGGAGAACTATAAGCAGCATTTAGATTCTCTCTAATAGCATCTTCCCCTAAATGCTCTATATATTTATGTAGATGATTACGTGTAATAAGCTCATGATATCCAACATACTCAGCATCTTGTGATACTCTATCAGCAGGAACAGTAGTATCCCAAAAAGTGTTATACATATCCATATTTTTCATTCTATTACCTTCCATGATAATATTCTGAGGTTTACCTTGTTTAGCAGAAAATTGGATGTCAGTTCCTAGCTTAGCTGTTGATACTTTATCCCAAGATACCTCTACTGCGCCAAGTGAATATCTAGCATTGTTTCTGAAAAACTTAATAAGTTCCTTTCGCCATTGCCAATATTTTTGTTGCTTGCCAATAATAGCTCCCATCATCTCAGCAGCTTCCATATACTGTGGACAACTAATAGGTTTAAATATTGGTGTTTGTGATAAGAATACATCAGTCATAAATGCTACCCAAGACTCTACTTGGTCAAATGCTAATGGTACTTCTATGTCTTGGTATTTAGACAGGTCACCGATGTTATTAGCAAGGCGCGCTCTAAGATGGTCTATAGACTTATCAGATTCTCGATAATAGATGAGATCTGATTGTTGGAGTGTTTCTCGGATTGAGTAGAAGTATGTATATCTAGCCCTAAGAGACCAGAGATAAGATATTAAAGTATCTTGTGAATACTTAGATATTGGTATAATGTCATTAGTTGCCATAAGTGCCTTTAGTAAAATTATTAGTGCTTGATTAATTCACTTTTGATCTGTACGCTGCCGAGTCGCTTCCGCGACATCGTAGCAGCTAGAATTACTTTTTACTGTTAAAATGGGGATGTTACTGAAACATCTGATATAGTCTGATCATATCCTAATCTTAATGGGTTAAATGCAGTAATGTATGGGCCAAACTCAGTAAGACATCGTTGAACATAGGTAACACAATCAAGTATATTATCTATGTTATTAGTGACTCTAGGATCAAACTCTAATGCTTGTGCAGTAATAATAGGTGCACAAGAAGGATGAATAAATAGCTCACCTGCCATCCATGATTTGAACATATCTAATATTCTGGAATTCTTACTTCTCTTACCAGAGTAAATAGGCTGTATATTGATTTCATATGCTTCTATCTTCTCTATATACTTCCTAAACCAGAAACAGAGAGAGTACTGATAAGCATTAGCTTCTACACATATTAATGTACATTGCCATTGAAGCGCTAATTTGATAGCTTCCATAATAGTATCCTCTGGTGAGTATCTTCCGTTAGATACTGCTCTAACAACAGGGCGCCCACTGATGATGCAGTTAACAGTAATAGATACAGCATCAGAATTTACTTTATCATTAGATGGATCTATGATGATAAAGTTACCAGCAGATATTTCATCATCTTCAAATGGGTATGGAGGGAGGCAGCTAATATCAAGATTATTATTCATATTAGCATTCTCATCATTCATTACTTCTGCTAAAAAGATTTCCTCTTTACCTGCATTACAGTCAGCTTCATACTCTGCTAGTAACTGCTCTATTGGCTTCAGTGCTGGCCACAGTGATTCCCCAGATGCTAGGATGCCACCTACTATGAACTTAATCCATGATTGATTCGATTTTAGTTTCCTTAGTATGGAATGAGGTGTTGGGTACATATTAGCAAGAAAGATAAATAAGCACCCTGTATGGGCTGCTGCTTTCATGGCAGTACCAAACATCCAGTTCTCTATATCATTAGATACTGTTTCACTATCAGCATCTTCTCGAGATTGAATATCATCAAAAAGCATAACATCAGGGCGCTGATTGTCTATATTAAGCCCCCTTACTGACCCTCCTTGACCGAGAGCTGCTAGTATTACTGTCCTTCCTCTGAATGAGAATACTTTAAGTTCTTTTCTATCTGTTACTAATCCAATACGCCAATTTCCAAAGATAGTGACAATATTAGGTTCATCTAATAAAGATACAATATCAGATATAATATATTCAGCTTTAGTGGCAGTGTCAGCAAGCACAAGGATAAATCGCTTTGAAGTATAGAGAATAAAATAGGCTATGGCAAGTTTTACTAATGAAGTCTTGCCAAAGCCTCTAGGAAGCCCTACTGCTATTCGAGAAAAATCTCTTATCTTAAGAGCATAAGATATTAACATGTACCATAATTCTTTAAAGATATCAGGGTATCCAAATTGAGTTACTATAGGTAATGCTAATGAAGCAAATGTATCTAAGTCTTGTTTAGCAGCTTCATATATCTCTGCATGGCTAGTAGATACAGTTGTTACTTCTTGGTATAGCTGTATCTGATTGCTTTGATTGCTTTGATTAGGCTGCATTGTTGAGTAGATTCTCTAATAGTTTATTAGCAGTAGCTTTATTAAGTTCTGCTAGTTTAGAGTTTTTAATATTAATATTCTTAGCTCTAATCAAAATTAAAGTTGATCTTCTTGGAGTGATTTGGTTGTTCATTGACTTTCCCCGTCTTAACTTTTAAAGAGCCTGAAGGCATAGTTATCAACTCTTGGTCTCCTGCTACTCTTACATTGTTATGTGCATCTATTACTACTGAATCATTATTAAGCACATCACCAGAAGTAGCTACATTATATTTGTTTATTATGTGCATTGGAAGCACAATGTTTACTATTGTATTAGACCCAGTGTGTTGAGCATTATCTTCATTATTAGCCCCTCTTCTCTTAAGGGCATTAATAGTAGATAACATTCTAACAGCGTCCATTGGGTTCTTCAGCATGTATGGATTATCTTCTATTTGTTTTATCTTAGTCTCTACTATACCTATAGATCTATCCTCAAGAGAGTTAATCCTATCATCTCTATTAGAAGCTTCTACTAAAGCATCGTATTTTAATGCTGATATTCTAGTAGTATTCTCTGAAGCTATTTGTGATATATAAGACGGAGTACATCCTATCATATCAGCTATGATTGACACGGCCACATTTTTGGCCAAGAGTCTGACAATTCTTTCTTCTGGGGAATTTATTGGTAGTGTGGTTGTTGACATAATGAAACATCCTATCTTGTTTGCTTTGTACTTATACTAATAATAGAGTTTCCTAAAATCCGCTAGTAGAGATGGGCCGAAATTTGCTATGAAAAATTTTTAGAAAATTTGGATAGGTTCTAATAGGATAGGATGAGATAGCGCACTAAAAAGGCTTCCTACCCCCTCCAATTGATAATAGCGGCATTAGGGTTTACTTATATTACAGCCTCACCATGTTGGTGCACAATCACTACTATGGTGCGCTATTTTCACCATGTTGGTGCATACAATGGTTTACTAATATACTAAGTACTTGATTTTATTAGACTAATTTGTTGGCATGTTTATTGCTTTATTATAAGTTCTTTATTAACTATTTTTAGCTGGTAACTTACTACCAAGGCTTAATATGAATACTATGAATACTATGAATACTATGGATAAAACTTACATAAAAATTTTATTCAAAACGAATAAAACTACGGTAACTATTACCAACATGGTAATAACTCAATCGCAGGAAACTGCGGATACAGAGAATAGCATGCTGTATTGCTCATTTAACAATATGAGCAATACAGCATGGCATATGCAATTAAAAGAGCTGATAATACACGTCAAACCAGCGCTCCAGCGCTACACGGGGCGAGTTAAGGTTAGGATCGATCTTAACTCGTTTTGAGGGTAAATAGCCCATAACTATTAGTATTAGCTATGGGCTTTAAACAAAGTATATTTAATATTAATTTAATTGGAATAATATATTATGAACACTAATATCAATATTGATACCAATATAATCACCTACTTGGTGGGTGGATTAAGGTTATCAGACCTAGCCCTAATATCCGAAAATTACAACAGGATAAACAGGATAAACAGGATAAACAGGATAAACAGGATAAACAGGATAAACAGGATAAACAGGATAAACAGGATAAACAGGATAAACAGGATAAACAGCCTAG